AGCCGCAGCAATTACAACAGTAGGTACGCTAGAGTATCCAGTGCCACTGCTATTGACGATAATGCCAATTGTTCCGGTCTTGAACGTCAGAGGGCCAGCAACTGCTGCCGCGCCAGTGCCGCCGCCGCCAGTGAACGTAATAGTTGGGGCGCTGGTGTACCCAGACCCCGCATTTGTAATTGAAAGGCTGCTAACAAGGCCAGAACCAACAACAGCCGTAGCCGCCGCAGCACCGCTTGAAAACGTAATGCTGGGAGCTGTGGTGTAACCATAACCGGGGTTAGTAATTTGAATAGACGAGACGGCGCCGCTGGTGATGCTAGTCACAACAGCCTGCGCTTGCACGCCGTAAGGGTTGCTAGGCGGCGCAATCGTGACGGTAGGAAAGCTGGTGTATGAAGTTCCGCCGCTGGTGATGCTGATATTGGTGATGGTGCTGGCGGCATTGGAAATTGACGCCACAAGGGTTGCTTGAACGCCATTAGCCTGATTGGGCGCGCTTACCGTAACTGTTGGAGGCGTGGTGTATCCTGATCCTGTTGCCGTAATGCCAACAGAGCCAACCGATCCAACAGAAATCAGATCAATTGCGTCCCAAGTAGAGTATCCTTTGTAGGGGTCAGATATGATGGCCCGATCATTTTTCCACTGTTTCATTCGAACGCCGGATGCGCTGAATGTTCCCGCAGTAGCCAACGTCCCCTTGGTGCTGGTGTTCAAATTCAGATATTCGGCCCTACCATCGGCTTCAAACGCAACGATGTAGTCAACATTTTTGATGTTGCAGCTATAGAGAGACGCAACCGTGTTGGCCCAAGCGACATCTGATCCGCTCGCCTGTATGGTCGAAGACGTCCCTACAACTTTAAGATTGCCAAAGCCAATTGGCTGAACATTTTCAAGCCAAGCAAATTCCTCGTTCTCAAGCGCAGTTCTGTTAGGGCGCGTGTTGAGCCCTTTGAAAGCTTTGACAACTTGATAGTTTTTTTTCTGTTCAGGTGACGTCGCCATGTCAGTACCCCGAACTGTAAACGTCCGGTATCCGGCGCTGGAACGAGGTCGCCAAAACGTTCTGGACCTTCTTCAAATATTCCTGTTTAAAGATTTCCGCTTCGCCGTAACTTTGTTCCTGATACTTGGCCGTGCCTGCCGCGTAATAAGGAACAGGGTCTGTGTAGGGCAAAGGTATGGTTTCAACGTCGCTGGAATTTACAAGATCAATCGGTTGAACAATGGTGTCCAACTCAATGGTGTAGGTCTGATCTGGAACCGGTCCAACGTAGAATTTTTGGCTACCATAAATCGAGTAGCAGATGGGGCGGCCAATATAGTTTTGCCAATACCGCAATTGGCTATTGAATTGCGTCCAAGGCTGATAGCGCAAGGGAACGCGAGAGTTGCCCCAATATAGATTGAAGTTCACGATGTCGAGTGTCAGCGACCCTTCAGGGAGTGCCGAAAAATCGTACACTTCTTGGCTCTGAACAACCGTGCTGGTTTGGATTTTGCGATTTACGCCGGTATCACGAACAAGCCTGTTACGAGCGTCGTTGATGTAACTCGTCAGTTCTTGGTCAGACCAAAAGTTAGCATTGGCATCATGCAGCAGCCTTCGCACTGTAGTGATGTAGCTTTGTAGCGTGGTCATTTACGCCCCACATCATGCGGCTGCCTGCGTCCCTTTTCCCCGCTCCAGTTTGTCAAGAACTGGAACGGGGAATTGGTCTACCGCTGGGGACGTTGCGCGATAGTCCTTTGGCCGGTGCTCAGTGATTTCGAACTTAGAAAGTCGCTCATAAGCCTGCGGCAAATCATTCGAGTCTTTCGTCCAGCCGAAGCGAACTACAAACTCAAACTTGTCGTCTAGGCGATACCCAAAAAGGTTTTGAGCAACATCGTATAGCACTTCCACCGGCTTAGATGGGGGAAAACTGTAAGGCTTCCCATGCCATTGGCTTGTTAACTCTTTATCCGTTTTGTTTACCACCCAAACATTGTTCATCAGAAGCTCACAACGTCGCCGTAGACAGACACCTGGCAAGCCGTATTCGCCACATTCGCCGTCACGTTCACAAAGAGCGCGTTGGCATTGAAAACGATATACGCAGTGTTGGCATTCAGCGTCAGGTCAACAAAACTGGTGCCGTTAGTCAGGTTAGTCAACGTCACTGTACCCGTCACCAAGTTAGCACCATCGTTAGAAGTGCCAACGGTTACGTTTGCAGTTGCCGCGCTGGGGACAGAACCGCCAGCCGTATTGTAGAGGTTAGACACCACAATACGACGAAGGATGTAGCCACCCGAACCGCCCATGCCGCCGTTAAGGACAGGCATGATGCCTACAGCATTAGCCGTAGCCGACAGAAGAACGTTCTGAGCCCTGGCAATTCGATAATTGCCAAAGCTGTCTTGGGTATTTTGGCCTACTGCATCAGGATTAGCCATGTGTCACCTCAAGTTGCGTTGTAGGTGCCCGTAGCAGCCTGACCGCCGTTGACAGTGAACAGCGTGACCGTCTGAGTGCCGGTAGAGGCGTTAGCGCGAACGCTATAGCCGTCCGAAACCAGAACAGGGGCAACTGTGTTCGCCGCAACAAGCGTGGTCCAAGCGTTCGCACTACCAGTGTAGTAGTTGAACTCAATGACCACGTTGGCCGTCGAAGGATAAACGTACAGGCCAGCGGGAATGTACTGCGAGTTGATCATTGCAGTCGCGTTACCCGCGCCGACGTTGGAAACAACGACAGGCTCAAAGTAAGCGCCAGCCGTGTTGGCAACCGCGTTCGCAAGAACGATCTTGTTAAGAGCAAGAGACATTGGTCATTCTCCTCAGAGGCTAAGAGAGTTGTAACCAGTCACCTTAGTCATCGACTTAGGCTTCGTGTTAACAAGCTCTGCAATGTTAATGACCGCGCCGACGTAGCCGATCTGCCAGTTGGGCAGGGTGCTCTCGAAGCCCGTGAACACAAACTGACCCTGCTCATGGATGTAGAGCGAGAGGTAGTTGGTGTTGAGAAGGTACAGCGTACCTTCAGGGCAGTACGGGTCGGGATAGATCGGAACGCCAGCGACCATGAGGGCGCGGAAACCGGCCTGCGGGCCATTCGAGTCGCCATCAAAGCCCGAACCGGGGGTGATGACATACTGTTCCTGACCAACGTAATCCTGCGCAAGCAGGGTCCAAGTACCAAAGCCGCAGACGCCAAACGTGGGCACTTCCGCGCCGTACTTGACGGTGCCGGAGATGTACTGAAGGACGTTCTGACGGGTCGGGTTGACCGATCCAGCAGCGTAGACCTTCGAGCGCCACCAGGGGTTCACAGTCGAAGAACGGGTGATATTGCCGTAGGTGGCAGTACCGGTGCCGTCATCCACCGCAGCCGGGAGGCCGGTGAACTGCTGAGTGTTGGTGGTGTTGGTGTAGAGGGCCGTCGCCATCGCATCCATCATCACGTTGGTCGCATCGTTCATGCGAGCCTCAATGAGGGGGATGATCGCGTGGTCCTGCTGAACCGCACCTTCCATGCCAAGGAACGGCACGGGAGCAATCATAAGCTTAAGCGTAAACTCAGCGTTGTACGCGCCCTGCTGGACGGACGGCTGAGCAAACGAGCCGCTGTAGTCCGACCACTGAGCGTTAACAAACTGAGCACCCTGAACAGGAACGGTCACGGAGGACACACCGCCCGTAGCCGTCTGGCTATTAGCAATGAGCGCCGCCATGAGCGGTGTTGAGTTGTAGATTTGCACGACCATCTTGGGGATGAACGCGCGACGGGTAACGTAAGTCAGTTCTGTGAACTGGTTACTACCCGTAGTGGGGAGAATGCCGCCACCGATTGCCATAGTTTACCTCATCGTTTCTAAGTGACATTCGTCCCCGTCACACCCTCAAAGACCAATTGGCCTTGGACTTTTGCGGATTTCGTTAAACGCTTCTGCCGCGACTTCACGCGCAGCCCTCACATGATTACCGCCCATAAACCTTTTCAGGGTGTTCTGAGCAGCATCGTCAATCACGTTCCGACTGAACATCTTTTGGGGCGTAGGCGTTGCCGCCTGGCGCATCCAATTGTAGTAGTCTGCGGCAGACTCATGAGAGGTAATGCCTTTTTCCAGCATGATCTTCTCAATCTCCGCAATGTCTTCTTCCTTGACGCCTTTGCCGCGAACGAGCCTATTGCGACGACGCTCCAATTCTTCCAGCGCATCCCTTTCGCGGAGCTTGCCTTCAAGCTGCTCCATGCGAGATTGCGCTACATCAAACCGCGAAGACATATCATCCTTCAGGTCAATCTCACCGATTGGCATATTAGGACGAGCAGTCTTCGTCAGGCGAAGAAACCCCTCGCGAGTGGCCGGGTTATCAGCCAGTTCGCGAGCGAGCGCCGCAAGTTCATCTCGGGCTTCAGGTGTCAGGTCTTCAAGCGATGCCATTTACGTCCCCTTTGGTATTAGATGACTTTTTTGCCATCACCCGGAGGCTTGATGCCGTACTGGTTCTTGTTGCCAATCTTGGAAGCGCCAGCAAGCCCGCCCATGTGGGCAAAGCGCGGCGGATTGGTAATCGTGCCGTTCTGCTGCTGATCGGTAGTCGGGTTGCGGGGCTTGGAAGCGCCGCGAGGCTTGAACACGTCCATTGTATTCTCCTTACATCGGTGACGGTGCGCCGCCAGGTGGCATACCCGGTGGCATTGCGGGGGGTCCACCTGCCGGGGCTCCGCCGGGAGGCATTGCGGGTGGCTGCGGACCCATGAGGCCAAGGTTCGGGGGGCCACCAGCAATCGCGCGCGAAACCGGGGAACCGCCGCCCGCCTGGGGCAAATTTTGAAGGAGCTGTAGGATTTCGGCGCTTTGAAGCTCGTTGGTCTTCTG